CTTCTTACAGATTGGATAAACATATCTATATATAAAGTATTTAAGATATTTATATTAATTTAACTTTTTTTCTTGTTTTTTTCTTTTTTTTATGATCTATTAACACAATGAAAGAGAGAACTACAAATATGAACTTAATAATAGAAATAAGAACAGTTTATGGAAATAGATATGTTTATCCAATCTGTAAGAAGGCTATTGCTTTATGTCAGATTACAAATCAAAAAACATTCAGCCAATTTGCTATAAACAAGTTAAAAGAGATTGGTTATACATTCACACAAAAAGAAGTGAGTTTATAAATGACAATTTATAATAAAAAATTTGAATTTGTACGCTGGAATGAACTAGACGAAAAAAGCATAAAAAAAGCTGTGATAAAAAAAACCAAATTAGAAAATCAAGGTTACATACTAATAAATTCTAATGGTTGGATTAATCACACACTTGAATATAAAAAGCCAAATTAGATATTTTTATAAAGGTCTTATTGGCCTTTATATGAATACCTAAAGTATTCAGAAAGAGAGATATACTATGAAAAAAAAAATAATAAATCAAAACCCCTTTTTGGTTGATGTAGTTGCTAATGATAGAGAAGTTGCAAAAAAACAACTTAAAGAAGTTTTAAAAAAAGGCGACACTCTATTCACACAGTTAGAACATATTTCAAAAAGTGGAATGATGCGACATATCAAAGTAAGGCAATTAAAAAACGATAAGGCATTAGATTGGACTTACTTAGTATCAAAGGCTCTTGATTGGAAAATATCAGATAAAACTAATGGGATAAAAGTTGGTGGTTGTGGAATGGATATGGGTTTTCATTTAATCTATACCTTATCAAGAGAGCTTTTTGATGACGGCTACGCAATTAACCACGAATGGCTTTAGGGAGTATCTTTAATGGATTATACAGAGATAGCCAATCAATTTGAGCAAGACGATAATTTTGACGGATTGGAAACTTTATTCAATAAAAACATAGTTCCAATTAAAGTATTATTATTAAATGGAACTTATGAAACTCGTTGGATTGATGTTTCAAATGTTTTCAAAGAATATTATGATGATCTTAACTCAGAGCAGCAAGATTATATTCAACAATTAAATCCAAAAAAAGAATATTGGAAAGTAATTTTTGAGCATGATTTGAAGGCTTATGAATATGATTTAAAAACTTGTAAAAATGATTTCTTTAAGGAATTAATTACAAGGCCAATTAAATCAGAATATAAACAATATTATAGTTAAAAGAAAGTGAGTATATAAAATGTTTATGCAAGGTTTTAATGGCCTAGATTTATTTATAATTATAGGCTTTGTTTACATTAGTTATATTCTAATTATGAGAGGTAAATAATGTATAGTTATAAAGATTTAGTAGATAAGGGTATTTCAGTCTGTGTTTCTTGTGGTAGTGCAAATGTAAATGAAAATTATCTATTATTTTCTAAAAATTCTTGTACTCATATTGATCCTGAATACTGCTATGATTGCAAATTTCAAGAAGGATTAGATACTTGTATGCCAGATGATAGTTTTTATCAAAAAGCTAAAATAACTATTAATCAAATAAAGAGAGGTAAACTATGAAAGAATACACATCAAATATTGTTGTAACTTTCTCAATCAATAATTTAGAAGCTAAAAACAAATACGATTATATTGAAAAGTTAAAAGAACAATTTAATGAACTACATGGCTTAGAATTACAAGACCATGAAATTCAAGATATAGAAGAAAGAGAGGTAAATAATGACAATAAAATCTAGTTGGTGGAGATTATCGGTTGATGATTACCCAAATTTCGAGCCAAATGAAATTGATCTTGAACATATCGCTGAAATGATAAAACAAGGCTATACACAAGGTGAATTAATACAAGAAAATGAAATGGAGGAAAATAACAATGCTTAGAACTACAAAAAGAGATACTTTTCATTTAATGAGTGTTATTGGATCATTGTCTATAGAGCAATTTAATAACGATCAAGATGAGTATAGAAAAGTAATTAATTCAATATTTTTTGAATTTTATAAATTTAATCAAAAAGATTGGGAAAAATATTATGTAAATATTTGTCCAATGTGTAAGGAAGGGGAAAACAATGACTAAAAATAAACAGACAAAAAAATCTGTAAACGCTAAAACTAAAAAAAAAGATGTTCAATCAGAACTAAGTAAAGCATTACAGAAAAAAATCAAAAGTCAGTTTCCAAACATAAAAAGTAAATATGTTGGAGATGGAATGACTGAATTTTCTTTTGATTAATATATTGTATTTTAGGCAATCCGTTTTGGGTTGCCTAGTGTATTGTTCTACTACTTTGTGGATTGTCGGCTAGTCTGATACCCTCAATAAAATCTAATATTTGTTGTTCGTTTTCAAAATTTCTATAAACCATAACTAAATTTGGTTTTTGGTTGTCATCTCTTACAATAAAAAATTGGCAGTTCTCATTATCGTTTTGATACAAGTAAAAATCTGAGATATTTTGCAGCTTGATCTTGTTCAAGGTTTTCTTTTTTTTTAATTTTGTCATAAATTTTCATAATATAATTTGGTTGTTTATCGGCTAGATCGCATACATCTACAAAAGACTTTGATCTAAGCCATAATTTTGCATTATTTTCTATTCTGTAAAGAGATTCACTCATGGTTGGACTTGGATAACCTAGACTGTCAAGCAATAATCTGATAAGGACTGATTCCCACAATTTTATATAAGGATTGACCATAACAAAAAAGGGAATAAGGCATAAGATTCGACCTTAATAATTTATACCAAAATGCGATTCCACTTGTCAAACATTATAATTGGCCTATGGAAAGAGAGTTTCAAACATAGGCCTTACTTGATTTTAAAGAAATTTGCACAATTATCAAGACATTCTCTTAATCTATCCATGTTTTTTCTACCACAAGGTTGATCTTCTACTATTAAATCGTACAAAATCATATCATGTGGCTTACATTCATTGAGTGCTTTAGTGAAAACAGAGTGTGCATCAAAAGAATTTATATTGATTAAATCATAACCACCTACAACTAATCCCTCAATGCGATCCCAATTTTGTGTAGGACTCTTTTTGACATTCGCAAGAACTGATAAATATTCCATTCTCTCTCCAGCAAGGTGTCTGACTGCATTTTTTTTAGCGTCTTGAGGGCAAAGCTGGTTATTTGTAAAGTATTTGTGTAAAACTGACTTTATTTTTAGCTCTACTCTACCAGCAGAGAGGATAATTTCTTTATAATCTGGTAATCTTATGTATTTACCATCAACATTAATTATTGGTTGTGATCCAAAATCCTTTTCTTCTTCAATTTTTAATGTTTTTTGTTTTTTATTCTTCTTTTTTTTCTTTACCAAACTTTTTTTCTGCTTCCCTTATATCTTGTGCTGATAAATTAAAAGATTTTCCAGTTTTTAAATATAAATCGTATCTACTTTTCAACAAGTAATCACTCTCTTTTTGTTTTTCTTCTTTTTCTTGTTCTAAAGTAAGTGGTTGTGGTATCTCTTGGTACATTTCATTAGCAATAAATCTATCTAATGCCTTTGTAAATTCGCCTTGTTCTTCATGGTAAACAGGAAATGTAGATAAAACTTTATCTTTATTGTCATTTGACAAGCGTAAAAATTTTTGTTTAGCTTTAGGTTTTGACGATCTCTTACGAATTTTTGGGGAAATCTCTTTCCACATATTTTCAAATTTATTTATATAATCTTCATTGTCATAGTCATTGTCATAGTCATCTGTGTTGTTAGCGTTTTGTTGTGACAAAACCTTAACAAGTCCTTTTTTTCTAGCAAGACTTCTCTTATTAGACAAATCTAAACCCTTTTTAAATTCAGCGTGTTGTCTTTCATTAAAGAGGCGATTGTCCTTAACAACAAACTTGTTTTTTATAACATATTGTAAATCTTGGAACAATTCTGCCTGTTTTTTCTGATTTTTTATGAAAGGAAAAATCATGTGTGCCACTTTTTCAACATCATTAGGCAATCCACGACCATTTTCACATTGTGAGAAGGCTAAAAGGTCTATGTATATGCCTCTTTGTTGCATAGAAAGACCTCTAGTTCCAGAGATCCAGTCTTGTGTATATAAATACATAGCTGGTAATTTTTTTATATCAGTCAAATATACACCATAAACGAATATTTTAAACTTATACTGTTTTTTACATCAATTACAAAACTATTTTTATGTTTTTTTCAATAATTTATAAACAATTTGTTATTTTTACTTGATTTATAAAAAAATTTTAGTAAATTTCTGTTTATGGCTAATACATTTGCTATCTACTGCATTATATTCCCCGTAGAGATTGCTTACTATAGGTGTGTTAGCCATGCTTAGTAAGGAAAAATTAGCTGAACTAAAAATTAAAGAGGCAAAGTTAAAAGAGGATTGTAGAAGAAATTTAAAAAGTAATAAAAAGTTAAAATGGGTTTGGCTACATATAAAAAATACAACTGAGGTAGAAAATGACATCAAAAGATAATCTTGACATAGCGAGAATAATAAAAGTTTTAAATAAATTTGATAAAGCAGCAAAAAAATTTCAACAAAGATTAAATAAGAAAGTAGAAAAAATTAATGCCAACAGGAATATACAAACTAAGTAATGGCCAAATAGTTGTTGGTACGACAACTGTACTTGGTCGGTTTAAAGACTCTGCTGCATTAATACATTGGGCATGGACTTGTGGTCGAGATGGAAAAGATTATCGACAAGAAAGAGACAAAGCTGGAGAACAAGGTACAAGTGTTCACGATTTAGCAGAAAAACATATACACAAACAAGAGTATGAAATACCTGATGATGCAAAAGTAAAAAAGGCTTTTGCTAAATTTGTTGAATGGTGGGATCAACAAGAATATGAAATTGTTTGGAGTGAAAAACAAATGGTTTGTGAAACACATAAGTTTGGTGGGTGTCCAGACTTACTTGTAAAAGATAAAGAGGGTAATCACATACTGATTGATTTTAAAACTGGTAAAAGAATCTATAGTGATACTTGTATTCAACTAGGTGCTTACTCTTGGTTGATAAATGTTAATGATGACATCAGAGTAAAAAAAGGAATTATTGTAAGACTACCAAAAAATAATAGTAAGATAGAATTAAAAGAATTTTCTATTGAACAATTAAATGTAGGTTGGAATCAATTTACACTATTTAGAGAGGCTTATAATAATAATGAAATCATTGAACGATATTTTAAAAAAGGAGATTAATATGAGTAGCGAAAAACTAGAAATAACAATGCAAGAGGCACTAAAAGATGTAAATTACAATGAGTGTAATGATATGCAAAAAGGTTTTTATGATGATATGCACGATAAAACTTACAAGGTATCTGTAAATCAAATGAATAAAATCATTAACAAAATGCCTAAAGTTTCAGGTATAAACAATACAAATCAAAACTACCAACCAAGTAATCACAATGCAGATACATCAGAGATAGATAAAAATTTAAATTTGATAAATATAGCGTTAGATAAAATGCTTGAATACAACAATCTAAGAGATTTAAGTGAGGATAATAAAAGAGCTATTGCGATTAGTTGTGCTATTAATCAGCAAAGATCAGATTATTTTAATGGTAAAAAATAAAAAATTAAAAATAGTTCCAATATCTACAGACAAAGCTAGGACAATACTAATACTAGAGGTAGTGCAAAAAATGATAAAAGATATACCTTTTGATAAATTTCAACAGTCAAGGCACGATCCTAAATTTGAAAAAAAATTAGTTAATCACAGAGAGTATTTGTTAGAATTAGTAGATAAGATTAATACTTATGGGTGGCATAAACACGAGCAGAAAAGATAATGACAAAATCAAAGTCAAATAGTGTTTTGTATAGATGCTTTAGATCATATACAATGGAGGAGGGTGTAGATTTGAAGAAACATACAAAAATATTATGTGATTTTTGGGATTATGATATTCCTGAAGATATTGCTTGTATAATGTGTGGTAATTTTGCTAATGATTGCCACCACATAGAACCGAGAGGGTTTGGATCAAGTTCTTTTAAAGACTATCCTGAAAACTTAGCACCCCTTTGTAGAGAACATCACACACTTGCAGAGCATAATCCTCAATTTAATGCAGAAGTAAAAATAACATTGTTAGATAAGATTGCAGATAAAGTTAGAAAAGATGGAAAAATATAAATCAAATAGTTTTAGTTCAAAACTTGAAGAAAAAGCAGAGCAATCATTAATTGATCTTGATGAGATAGAAAGTGTTGTGTCTGCACACGAACAAGCAGAGTTTTACAAAATAAAAAGAGATATGGAATTAGCCAAATTAGAATTAAGAGAAGAACAAAATGGAGTAAGTGCATCTGCAAAACAAAGAAGAAATGCTTTAGCAAGTCAAGAGTTTAAGGAATACATAGATCAAGAAATACAAAAGTTTAAAAAGCAAAAAGAAAATTTAGTAAAAAGAGAAAATGCAAAAATAATTATATCTGCTTGGCAAACATCAGTAAAAGAGAAAGGAGTCTTTGTATGAATATAGTTAAGATCAGACAGCATATGTGGAAAAATGGTGGTAGCGTAGGGATTGCTGAAAGAAAACTTGGTAAAGAGGGTGCTTTAATAAAAATAGAGAGTAAAAATAAACATGGTGAATTGCACTATCCAAATACTTACAAAGTCACAAGAGAACAAGCTCTGAGTGCTGAGATAATGTATTTAGGTAAAAGTAAAACACCGGTAAGAATAATACCTATAAGTGAGATGCAAATACATGAACATTGAAAAGCCAATATACATGACACAACTTGCAAAAGAGTGGGGTATGAGTATGCCTACACTCAAAAAGCATTTTGAAAATCTCAGACAGAAACACCCTGAAGAAGAATGTTTGAGAAGAAAAATCAATGGTAAGGCAGTAATTTATCCTAGTGACTTACCTAAAATTAAAGAGTGTCAAATTTAAAAACTGAAGAAAATAAAAAAGAAACTTGTCATACTTGTAAGACTAGATATACAAGACACATGATGATTCAATCGTGTTTTGACACTTACAAATGTATTCGCTGCTACAATGGTGGTAAGGTTCTTATAAATTATAGAAAAATAGCAAAAAAAATATTATTCAACATTAATTAACTCTAAGATACATTTATTGTAAATAATCTGTATCGTTCCCTCATTACCCTCTTTGTACTTGTCGTTCTCTAAAGAGTAACTAGAGAAAAGTATTGTTGTGTCCTTAGTTTTCTTATGCAACCAACCTACTGTAAAACAAACAGGCATAGGTTTTTTTTCATAACTACTAGCCTCTATCCATGTAGGATCACACAGGCCACTATCTATCCACTTGACAATTACTAATTTATTTTTTTTTGGTAGTCTTTTTTTTTCTGAGTAAGTCTGCATCTGCTTTTCTTGCTCCACCTTTGCCTGAAACAAAAGACTTTACTCTACCCATCGCCCATTGATGAGCTGAAACTTTTGGCCTTGAACCAGAGCTGTAATAAGCACCTAGACCTCTTTTATAAACTTTGTCCAGAGTACCTTTAGAAAATCTACTTGCACCAGAAATACTTTTATACTTCGACATTATCCTTTACTCCTCATTTTAGAAATTCTATCCATCATAGCTGGTGTTAATTTACCCTCTCTATAAAGTCTAGCTGTTCTTTTTATTTCAGACTCTCTAGCTTTTGGGTTCTTTGCACCAGCTACATATTTTATTGGAACGCCCTTTTTTGTCTTAGGTACTTTCTTAAACTTTCTTTTTTTTGTTTTTCCCATTTTTCCTAAGTCTCTTAAAATCAGCTCCAGTAATTTTGTTAAATGGCTTCGCTACACCAGCTAACTTTTTTTGTTTTTGAGATAATTTTCTAGGCATTATTTTTTCTTAGCTGTTCTAGCAGCTCTCCTAAATTGTTCCTCTGTCGGTGATCCTTTTGCACCTTTTTTTCTCATCTTACCTCCACGCTTTCTTTTAGCATGAATGTTTGCGTATAGTCCTTTACGCATTACTTCTTTTTCTTTTTGGCTTTTTTCTTACCCTTTTTCATCATAGGGTTCATTTTACCATTTACTTTTTTTGCAGTCTTTTTCATACCACGCATATTTATTCTCCTTTGTAAGTTGTGTCGATGTTCGACAGTTTCATTATAGTAGTCTGCTTCCCAATGTTTGTAGTAACCTACTTTCTTTAACTTTTGAGAAGCATTTTCTAAGTCTTGATATCGTTGTATCAAAACCATTAGAAAATTGTTATCTGTGTCAAAACCATGATCGTAAAGAAAGTCTATATTTTCTTCTCCAGTTTCAGGGTGTGATGACATCAAGTAAACATCTTTTGGCATATAAACAAAATTTAAAGCCTCTATGCTAGATGCTAATTCGTTTGCATTGATTGATAAATCAGAACAACCAATTATGACAATCCTGTATTTAGTTTTTTTTAATTTGTTTGCCCACTCTACCACAGTTGGGTAAAGCTGTTCAGCATCATGGACTTCTTCTATCTCAAATTGTTTTTGAGTTCTACAGCCTTGTGCATAAGGGCAAGTAGGAAAGTTTCCCAAATGCTTATTTGGTTTCTCTATGATTTTTTTTGACCAAAGTAATATGTCGTCTGTGACTGATCTCACTTTTTCTTTTTCTTATTTCTCTCTGATATGGCTTTTGCTTTTCTCTTAGCGTCTGCCTTTGATGATGCTCCCCATTTTCTTAGTGATAATAGTAACCTTGTTGGCTTTCCATCTTTGTACTCTGCACCTTTAGCATTACCCATTCTGGCCAGAAAAGATGCTCTGCGAGGATTGTCTCCTGACTTGACTGGTGGTTTTAAATTTAATCCTTCTTTCTTTTTAAAGTATGCTCTACCTTTTGCAGACAGGCCTCCTGATGGATTTTTATGTTCTTTTCTCATTATTGATACCAGTTGAGTCTAGTTTTACCTCTGTTTGTTTTTCAAAAGTTTCTATAAATTCTTGATCTTTTGACAGCTTTTGTTGATATACTGCAAACTCTTTTTGTTGTGCAACTACATCATCTATTGTCATTGTCATCATCTTTTTTCTCAAATCAGCATTTCTATCATGTGCAAGTTCAAGTCTATCAGTTAAAAATTTTACATGAGTTTTTAATTCTCTGCACTCTTTTTTTATCTTTCTAAGCTGAGATTCTAACTCCTTTGTTGTACTCATTTCTTGAGCAGTTTCATAGCTCCTGATGCACCCTTTATGCCAAAACTAGCACTAATGGCGATATAAAGTAAATGCTGATAGTATGTAGGTAAACTGTGTAAGGCCTCAAATCCAGCCTTAATATGTGGTGTCATAAATGGCACAAATACTAAAACTGCTGGTAATAACAGAACTATAAGAGCTATCTCATCTTTTATACTGTTTTCCATTTGATTTACAGCAGATGACTCCCAAGCCACTTTACCAGCAATTTGATCTTCTTTTAGTTTTTGTTTTGCCTTTATCTCAGTAACAGCAAGTTCAGCTTTTGCTTTTTTTGTTGAGACATATCCTTTGACAGCTTCACCAGCGACACCTAACAAGGGTTTAATTAACATCTGAAACATTATATGCTCCTCATAATTTCTGCTAATTCACTTGCTCTGTTCGGTGTTTGTTTTGCCCATCTAGAATCAAGCATTTCATCAGCAGCTTCAGCGTACTCACACTTATTCAAATGATACTGAAAGCGTTTAAATTTAGATAATCTTGGTAATCCTAGCTGAAAAGCCATATTAATAACACAGCCAAAAGCACGAGGATCAATAGTTTCCCCTTTGATGAAAGTTTGTGCATCATCGGTAGCTTGTCTAAAGTCTCGTTCAAAGTATTCCATAATTGTTGCATCATCGTATTCTATCCCTTCTTTTAGATCGTCTGTTTCTAAAACCAAATGGCCAATGCCAAAAGTTTGATTGCCCATATGATCGTTATAAATTTTATTTATCTTACCTTCATGTTTTATTATTTCTTGTTTTACTTCTTCGTACATTCTATTAGTTTCTCCAGATACCATTTCGCTTTTTCTAAATCCTCAAGTTTATTCTTTTTACGCCACCTCACAACATATTTAATAATAGATCCTTCAAAGAAGTCTAAATTAAATGCTTTTATAAAATCAGCTAGTTGTATTGTTGTGCCGATGTAATACTCAGGATTTATTTTATCGTTTATGTTCTCTCTCTTTGTCCACCTATCACTCATACTTGTCCAGTCCACTTGCCATTATTATCAAGAAACATTGGGTGTAATTGTGGTATAGAATTAACAATACTAGCACAAGAAATTATTGGCCTTTTGATAAAGTTTTTACCATATTTAAATGCTTCATGTTTAGGCTCTATACTAGATCCTACACACATAGCAAAATTTAAGGCCAAAGGTGAGCTAAATAGTTCAATAGAACTCTTTGTGTGTTGATGACCAACGCATAAGCTCATTCCTAATTCTTTTGCACTAGCTAAGACATTTGCTTTAAAATGATGAGTGAAAAATAGATTTGTTTTGTTTGGTAGTTGCACAATCAATTTATCGTGCCAAGTCCACTTCCATTTTTTATCAATGCCTAGTATTGTATTGATATCCTTTAAAAAGGACTCAGGCATCGCTGATCTCTCAGCAAGTCTTTGTATTCTAATATCGTGATTACCCCACATAATAGGCATAGGACAATCAAATATTTTTCTAAGTTTTTTTATACAAACCCTAGCTTCTTCAAGTTCATATTTAATGTTCTTCAACTCTGGTGAATGTAAGTGAGTTGATACAGAATGTGCATCAAACAAATCGCCAATCATAACAACCAAAGTAGGTTTAATTTTTTTTTTAAGTTTTTTTATCCACTTAAAAAATTCTTTTTTTTGGTAAGGAAAGTGTAAATCACTTAATACCAAAATAGATTTAGTTTTAAACATTCCCCCTCCTAATAGCGTTTATGCTTTAGGTACTGCTTTTGTTGTGCAAAATGTAGTTACATATACATTAGGTTCTTGCATAAAAGATTGTGCAAGACTTACCGATGCAGCTCTACATTCAGCTTTTGTATTATAGGATTGATTGTAAATTATCTGTTGGGTACAAGTTGTATCTAAAGATGTGTAAGGATTCTGAATACATAACCAGAATATAATAAACATCTTCATTTATTTATTAGATAACTTTCTATCCATATAATCTTTTCTTTTATCACAGCTATATCTTGTTGCATCTGTGATATTTTATCTGCCTTCTTTTCGACAGCTTCTAATCTTTCTGACCACATACCCCAAGTAATAAGCATAGATGCTATAATGACTATGTATGGTGCTATGTTTTTTACATCAATCTTCATTTGCTCCACTCCACTTTAAACTCATTACCCTTTTGATCTTGTATTGACATGGTTTGTTTTTCTGTGCCATAAATTTTTGGTGCTAATTTACCAGCTTTAAAATGCACATTTTTTTGTATAATTTCTAGCAACTTGACTTTAGTCATATTTAACTTTGGATCTTTCTTTGCTTCTTCTAATAGCTTATCTAAATCTTCAATCGTATAAAGTACGCTGTCATGTTTTGCCTGTAAGTATTGATCGTTTAATTTTTTATCTTTGTTAATCCATTGTCTAAGAGTTGTCCAAGATACATCAAGCTCCTTGCAACATTCTCTGATTGTTTTACCTCTGGCCAACATTTCAAATAAATCAGCAAGTATAGACTGTTTGTATTTACTTGGTCTGTTGCCTTGTTTCTTTACTACTTCTGTTGTCATTATTTTACCTTTGCTGACATATTACCTAATGGATTATTTAATGCCTTGTCTATTTCTAATTGTAAATTATCTTCTAATTCTTTAATCATAGTTTCAAACAATCTTAGTTCTTCTCTTGTGTTGTTCTTTATTGAGTCAACAAGTGACTCTGTGTGTCTGGAGTCTTTTTCTAATTGACGAACATCGCTTTTTAAATCGTCTTTGAGTTCTTTTGCAGTAGATGCCACAAGCTCAACCTCAGATAAAATCATTTGCATTTCTTCACTTAGCATAGACACTTCTTGTTGTATCAACTCTATTCTTTTATCAAAGCCACTAAGGTCAGGTGCTACAAACTCTTGTACTTGTTGTTTCATATCTAGGTAATCATCATAAAATTTATAGCCAGTCCAGCCACCACCTATGATTGCACCTATTAAAGAGATAATAATAAAGAATTTACCACCAGTAAATTTAAGACCTTGATACTCAATACTGGGCATTTACTATCTCATTCATCATTTGATTTTGTGCTGACTCAAACAATCCACCATATAAATCATCAATCTGCATCATACTATAATTAGAAATATCCATGTCTGTAAGAGTTGTTTGTTGGTATTCGTTAAATCCTTTTGTGTCTGCTAGTTGTGCCATGACAGCAAGTTTGACTGTATCAAGGGCAACTTGATCGCCACTATCTGCCACTTTGGCTAAAATCTTTTTTGCTATTTGTTCTTTTGTTTCTTTTTGTTGAACAACTTTAACTTCTCTTTGTTCAGGTTCTTGCTCAGACTCTTGAGTTTCTGTGCTTTCTGTTTCCTCAACTTCAGACTCTGGTTCAGGTTCTACTTCAACTTCGACCTCAATATCCATTTCAGCAACTTCTTCCATAACCTCTGCAAGTTCTATCTGAACTTCAGGTTCTACTTCAATCTCAATCTCAGGTAATTCTAATTCTATGGTCTCAATCTCAGGAAGATCAATAGCCAGATCATCAATAGAAATTTCAATAGGATCTAGGTTATCACCAAAATCTATTTCTATAATTTCAAAATCTGTGGAGTCATTAATAATGTCATCGATAACATCATTGACTATATCGTTTATAATATCTTCTACTTGTTCTACAACTGTATATGTTGCAGTTAGAACAGGATCGCTAAATATTGCTCCAAAATAACCATGCACATATCCAGAATCTGTGCCATACAAAGACATTTGTGTAGTTATGTCTGTGTAAAAATTAGGATCAATGGTATCGGTATAAAGATAATCTCTTGTGCCACCAAAGTCTAATTCTACCTCTCGTTCCAAAGTATTAAAGACATTGTTGTCTTGGTCTCGTAAGGTAACAGTTATACGAAAAATATCTTTACAATCACCATTCGTAGCTGAACAAGTAGGCACAGTAATATTACTGCGATGTGACTCTACTGTAACACCATAATTTATATCAAAGCCTTGTTGTATTTCATCAATGGTTAGACCACCATCGGTAATAAGACTATATACATCGCTAGTTATTGTACCACCACCATCAGCCACACCTCGTGTGTTAGCAGATCCAGTACAAACCTCACCATCTTCTAAAGCACCTGAGTAGGAACATTGAGTTGTGCTTACTTTGCCACTCTGATCCCATTCGTCTGCTGGAGTTACAAGATTAGATGTTTCTTCAGAATATAAAGATGCCTGTGGTAATAGCCAAAATAACACCACCAACAATATAGTTCTTAGCATTAGACTCCTTTACATAATCTGGTCTATCTTTTGGGTGGCTATCCCACCCAGCTTGTGCCACCTCACCTATTGTTCCAAAGTAAGGGCAAGGAGTACCAGCCATTTCCATCGCTTGAAATACACGAGGATCTTGACATAACACAGATACACCAGCAACTTTCATACCCATAGCATATAAAGCTCTAGATAATTTAAGTCTTTCACAAGTAATATCTGTTACAGTAGATCCTTTGGCAAAACCAAATATTTGCGTCTGTAGAGCAACTGAACCACCAGAGGTACAGACATCTTGATTAGATATCATTACATTTGGTGCGTTTGCTGTGCTTGGAGTTTTATCTACTGTAGTTGTTCCTGTTACTGTGGAACTAACAGTCGTATTAGTATCTGCTGAATATGCTATTCCTGATAGCAACAAAAACACTAATACTAAATATTTCATTTACAAACACATTCGCCATTACAAAATTCACACATAATTAGCTCTTTGGATTTGCGTCTTTGACAGATTTAATTCTAGCTTTCCAATCATCAAATGATTTATAAATCTCATCAAGCTGATCGCCAATATCACCATAAGCTGCTCTTCTTGTAGCTCTGACAGTATTGTTTTTTTCTTCTGTATTTCCAGCAGTTTCATAAGATGATAGATCAGAGTCACTAGGTTTATCTACACCTGAAACATTCCATTCTTTGATGTATGCTCCTTTGCCATCTGAGTCATCTTGTAATAAAACATCTTTGGTAAAATCAATATCTGACTTACCTTTAGCTTTACAATACAGAGATATTTTAGTTGATAGTTGTGCCATTTGTTTTTCCTTTCTTTAATCTGTTTCTTTTAGTCTTTTAATTTCAGTT